CTTCGGAAGTCCAAGTTAATTTCCTCGAACAGCTTCTAGAGCAAGTTTTTTGGTTTTTTTTCTTATTCTTCACCGAAAATTCTTTTTTGCAATTTTCACAAATTTTAATTATCTCATCGAGTGTAATCCCTTTTTTCTCGAAAGTCTTACTAACTTTGCAATTTATCTCCTTTCTTTTGTGTTTTGTACTAAAGGATCTCGAACACTTTTGACTGCAAAATCTTCCCGATGCGTAAGTTTCTTTTGTGTGAATTTGACAATTTTCGCAAACCATTATCATTTTTATTTTATATATCTTTCGAACTATCTACTTTTTATATAAAACGAAAAGTGTATTACGTGCAGATCCAACGAATCAAAAGTTTCGAATCCATGTGAGATAAAAAATCTGCATCACCCATGTCAGAGACAGGAATCTGAAACTGAATCACCTTATCCTCGGAAGCCAAGTGTGCAGAGTAATAAGCCACACTCTTGCGAATGTGTTTCAATACAGCATGTGGATTCTCTTTATATAAAGCTTTCTTAATCTCGTTTAATTCCATTTTTCTATTTCTCCTTTCAATATTTCTCTTAACTTTTCAACTCCTAGTGTTGCAGTGGTTTGAATTGGATAATATCCATCTTCAATTACGTCCATCTCAACTTTAGGATCGATGATGTATTTTTTAACTCCTCCTCCAATTATAGTTGATAAACTAGCTGCTGGATAGACCTGAAGAGATGTTCCGATAATGGCGAAGAAATCAGCTTGAGATAAAATCTTCACTGCTTCAGTCATCATAGGTACATCTTCACCAAACCAAACGATGTAAGGTCTAAGCTGTGAGCCATCATCCGGATGTTTGTCTCCTATTTTGATGTCCTCAGTGTAGGGAAGAATCTTAGTCTTATTCAAAGAGCTACACATCTTATTAAGTTCTCCGTGAAGATGTAAGACCTTTGTGGATCCTCCTCTTTCATGAAGATCGTCGACATTCTGAGTGATGATGTTAACATCAAATAGATCTTCAAGTTCAGCCAGACCTTTGTGAGCCAAGTTGGGCTCAGCAGACTTCAAATCGCTTCTTCTACGATTATAGAAATCTAAAACTTTCTGTCTGTTTCTTTTCCATCCGTCGATGTGTGCAACTTCTTCCGGTTTATATCCATACCAAAGTCCATCTTCGTCTCTGAAGGTTTTAACCCCGCTCTCTGCTGAAATTCCAGCACCAGTCAACACGACTAATTTTTTCTTTTCCATTTGGTAGTCCCTGGGAATTTTGAAATCCCGACCTCTTGGATGTAAGCCAAGCGCTCTTCCTCTGAGCTAAAGGACTATACGGAAAGTGAATTTTACTTCACTCTCTTTGAATAAACATCTTTCACACTTCCGTCATGATAGAAGATTCTGCAATCTGGTTTGGTCCAACCATAGAGATCTGCCATCAGCTGAGCATATTGTTCGATTGAAACCAATTTGATTTTTCCTGATACTCTACGAGTTCCGTATGGTGTATCAACTTTTGGTGCAACTAACCACTCAGATCCTTCATACATTGAAACGAATTCTTTAATAGCGTCCTCATCTGAAATTTCTTTCTTAGCTTTATCGCTTAGATATTCGCTGACTTCATAGCCTTTCCATCTCTTGTTCATCTCTTCTAAATCGACATGATCTGATGGTTCGTACCAACGATCTCCACAGCACTCACAGTCCATTCCGTTATCAACACCGTTCCAATAGCATCCTAAATTCTCAGCTTTAGAAACGGCTTCATCTAAAGACGTTGCTTCGATGAACAATCGATGACACACTTTATCATCGACATCAAACCCACCACCGCTTTTACCGCTGTTGTTTTGATTGAATTCGTAGAATTTTGTTTTCATCTTCTTATTTTTTACAAATCTAAATACGTTTTCCGAGAGAATTTTATTTCCATCGGGTTTTTCTGTTGTGTTTCCAGGTTTTGAACTCCCTTACTTTATACATCGGAATTCTTTTGTTTGAGTTGACGTAACCTCTTTTATATGAAGGGTAGAAATTCAATCCCTCGTCCCAGTAAATTGGATACCATTCATTCAAAGAGATTAAGCGGTAATCTCTACTACATTTTGATTTTTTGAGCTTAGCTCGATTTCTGTTCTTTGACATAATTATTAGGTTTTGTTACCTAATAAAAGTCGTCTGCTTTTTTCATATTCTTGTTTTTGTAGCGAGTGGGAATTCCGAGATCCCGACCTAACGGATATGAGCCGTTTGCTCTGCCCCTGAGCTAACTCGCCATGGAGCCGGCACCGCGATTCAACGGTGGATCCCCGGCATTTGGAGCAGCAAGCGGGGCTCGAACCCGCGGCCTCAACCTTGGCAAGGTTGCGCTCTACCAACTGAGCTATTGCTGCGTGTACTTTATTTCGAATTTAATCTTCCTCTGTTCCATCCTGAATTCAAATAGTAATCCAAATCTTCTTTTTTTATCTTTTTAGTTTCTTTAGTTAATTCGTTAAATATCCAAGCCGTTCCGTATTGTGAATTACCTTCTCCTTTTTGACTAGCTGAAGTAATTTCGGAAATTTTATTTCTCACTTCTTTTGTGTGGGTTCTACCCTTGAATGATTTTCTACCCCCCTCCGATAACCTGATTCTGTAATCCGGATCTTTCCAAAGTCTTTCAAAAGTTTTTCCTGCTGTCTCTTTCATTTTTTTCACAAATTCAGGATTTTTCCAGTTTATTTTGTTAGAATTTATTGCACCATTTCTCCTAGATTCTCTTGCCCATCTTATATCTCCTTCTCCTCCAAGATTAAGGTTCATACACATAGGATCATTTAGCAATTCCTCATTCACCAATTGGATTTCTCTACCAACTAGATCTTCCCTATTTTCAAAGAACTCTAGAATCTCTTTTCTGTGTGCATCTTTGCCATGCTTCCTAACGGAATTTTTGATCCTCTTTCCACCACCCATATAACCATCTTCCGGATCGTCTGTTGAGTGCATTCCGATGTAGTATCTTCCATTTATAAGACATGTGATCTTATAGATGTAATGATACCTTTTCTCTTTTCTTGCCATTTGTAACCTTTATTTAGACTATATATCTAAACAAAGGTACGAAATGGGGGCGAGCAGGTGACCGGCTTCGAACCGGCTGCCTCCAGCTTGGAAGGCTGGCGCTCTACCAAATGAGCTACACCTGCATTTGCAACTTTTGAATTATCCCCAGAGTTGCTAACTGTGCCGACATACGATTCGGAGGCAATGAGCGCGCTGATCTTACGGTAAGCGTTCCCTATCTTCGATCCATGGTGGTGCACCACCAGAGGGCTTTTGCTGCGGTGGGGAATTCCGAGATCCCGACCTTGGAGTTAACAGCTCCCTGCTCTGCCTCTGAGCTACACCGCATTATATGGTTGTCAGTACTGGACTCGAACCAGTCACCTCCACGGTATCAGCGTGGCGCTCTAACCAAATGAGCTAACTGACAATATTTCAAAGAACTTTGGTTTTCCCGTCAGGACTCGAACCTGAATTACCACAGCCAAAATGTGGTGTGCTGCCATTACACTACGGGAAAATGTAGTTTGCACGGGTGGAGAGATTCGAACTCCCATCGACGGTTTTGGAGACCGGTATGCTACCATTGCACCACACCCGTTTATTATTTAATTTTTTTTTCTACCAAGGTTCCACCCTTCTGGTATTTCTTCTTGTTTTATTTTCATTTCATCAGATCCGTTAGTAATCCATCTGGTTCCGAATTGTGAATTTTTATCCTTTTTGTGGGATTCTTTCATTTTTAAAATAGTTCCAATATCATGATTTTTTCCTAGCATTGCTTTATTTCCTGGCTGACCCCTTCTACCTTCACTTATTTTTTCTTTGTATTTCTCCTTGTATTCATTATCCTTTAATAATTCCCTTAATTTTTTAGAAGATTTTTCAGTCCTTCCTGGGGATTTTGCCCCTGCTAAGCTACATTTCATCTGGTGTTCTGGATCTATAAATCCTCCACCACCTCCGAATTGTAAATTCATGCACATGGGATCACTGAGCAATTCCTCGTTCACTAATTGAATCTCTCTATTTTTTAGATCTTCCCTATTTTCAAAGAACTCTAGAATCTCTTTTCTGTGTGCATCCTTT